ATCAGATCGCTCTCCCCTGAATACCCTGCTGCGTGAGCATCGATGCTCTCTCGGGCGCGGTGAGGACCTGAAGCCAGTTGCCGAGGAAGATGTTTCGCTCAAGCTCCGTCAAACCGTCCTGCGCCCCGAGGAGATGCGAGGTGAACTTCTGCCAGTAGATCGGAAAGCGGGCATCCTTGAGGATCATGCTGTAGATCGCGAGAAATCCCCAATCGTAGATGTACGAGAGCGAATCCGGGATAGGCCGCCACAGGGCGGCCATCGATGACATCAGCACGGGTTCTTTCTGGTAGTAGCCGCCGATCGCATACGCGGCATCGGGAATCGCATTGAGGCGTATCAGGATTGCGCCTAGCTGATCGTCAAGGTTGGCCGCGATCGACTGCGGGCGCTGTGTTGCTGACTCCACGGCTAGGACCTTGCGGACCTCGATCTCGTTCGCCTTGCCTGTCTCCGGGTCGATCAGCCACGCCATTTCGAGAAAGCCGAAGTCGTTCGATTCAACGGTGAAATCCTGCGCCCATGACTCCGCATCGTCCGGGTCCATCTGCGCGAGGAACTCGCCCCGGTTCCACGGCCATTTGAACGGCGCACCGAGCATGGTTTGCTTGACGATGTTCGCCGCTTGCAGCGCCGGTTCGGAGTTCGATACGTTCGCGGGCTGATAGCCAAGGAACGGCATGGCGAACAGGCTGCTCGATACGAGGTTGCGCGTTGCGCTCATCGTCCACCCCACTGACGCCAGTAAGGATTTCCGGGGCCGGGATCGTAGTTGTAGGACCCGGCCATAATCGGCCTGTCGGGATAGGTCGAATAGTTCTCGTCCTCGCGATCGTTCTGGAAGGATTGCGCGACCATCGATGCAATCCAGTCGTTTTTCATCTGCTCAAACTTCGCCTTGACCTGCGGGTTCGAAGAGTGGCGATGCGCGTAGGCGATAAAGCCGTCGCGGAACCAATTGATCTGATCGTCCGGGATGGGATCGAGCTTCTGCCTCATGCTGATAACGCGCGGGGCCTTGCGCTGCCCGATGAGGCGAATCAGCCATGCGTTCCCACCCTGCGGCGGCGGCGGCCACATGCGAAAGCCCTGCGCGTTGGGATCGCATACCTGCCAGATGCAGGTTCCGTCCGTGATCTTCAAACCGATGGGATACTCTTCCGGCTGCTTCATCTCCGGGTTATCCGGTGGCGGCTCCCACGGCGGGACAACCGGCTCCGTGTCGCCGGTGGTTCCGTAGAAGATCAGGGTCAATAGCGTTCCATCTTCGATCGCGATGTTCGTTGGCGGATTCGGCGGGAAGGTCGATATCTGCCCAATCGGATCTGTGTACGCCATGTTCGGCCCCGGCCATACGCCCTGTTCAAGAATGTCGTTCTGCTTCCAGCACACCTTGAACGGCCACGCCGCCGCGACCACGCTCACGGGCAGATCGCGTTTTACTTCGAGGGGCCATACGGGGGGAGGGATCTGCGTGTTGTTGATGTCCACGCGCCACGCCTGCGTCAACCATCCGAGATCGCGCAGCCCTACAGTCATGTAGTCCTGCTGCGATGACGTGAGCACGAATGGTTTGATCTTGAACTCGTTCCACTTCCACGGATTTCGTTCCGCGATGATCTGCGCCATCACATCCGTCGCGATGGTGATGGCGGGTTCGTTGGCGAACCCGCCAGTGTTTTTCAGCACGGGGGTAAGGTCCCCGATCGTGGAGACGGAATCGACTATCTCCTGCAACCTGATCGTGCTGTTTCCCACGTCTCACCTCCGGGGGTGGCTTTACTCCGGGATTACATCGGGTGGGGGAGTGTAGGCATTCGGAAGACGAATGCCCGCGTTAAGCAACGCCGATTCGATCGCGTCCAGTCGCTGTTCCACGCTGTAATCGCCGCTGTCCTTGACTGGCAATAACGTGCGTGGACGCTCCGTGGTGCTCGCGCCCGTGTCCTTCGGCGTTGCTGTCCGGGTGCCCTGCTGTGGAGTACGCGCGTGTGCCGCGCGTGTTCTAGGCATCGTCGCCGTCTACGGTTTTCTTCTCCGTAGCGCCTCCGTCGCCGTTCTCAGCTGCGGCGGCGTCCCGCTTCTCCTGCGCCTGCGCGAACTCAGCCTTGACTTTTTCAAGGGCCTTCTCCCTGATCTCGTCATTGGTTGTGTCCGTGGGCCGCAGAACCGTCCTCGGTTTTGGGAAGGGAATCAACGGTGATCTTGTAAATTTCGTCGTTGACCTTCTCGTTCTTCTCTGCCTCTGCGATCAGATACGCCTTGTGCTCCTCGTGCGTCATCTCATCGATCGGCTTGCCCGTCCCCTCCACTTGCTTCTCACGGTTTTTGTTCTCGTCCGTGTTGGCGTTGTAGGAGACTTTTTCATCCTTTGCAGCAGTAGTCATTTTCTTTGCCTCTTTCTTCGGTGGAGTGGGCGGTACGACTCGCTTGCGCGGCGGCTCAGGCGAGGGCTTGCGAGGTTCGCGGTTACGAACAACACGGCGGCTGTTCTTTGTGGGAACAGTGGACGGCTTTTTTTTCGCCGTCATCTTCTTAGCCCTCGCCTTGTGCCGCAGCGCAGGCATCAGGCGGCCTCTTCGCTTCCGGTGACGAGGAAGATTTGATTCCCGCTCATGGTGTTATCGGTGGGGAAGTTGAGGGCGGTGTTGTACTCCGTCATCTGCTCTTTGAAGACCTTGCGCTCATCCTGTGAGGCGGTCTTCGGAAGCGCCTTTGGCTTCGCCCATAACTTCCGGCATCGCTGGCAGATGACGATGATCGGCCCGTGCGGGAGTTGATGTTTCACCACGGCAAACTTGGAATCATCGCCGCGATTGAGTCCGCTCGCACCGTGGCCGCCCTTCTTATGCCAGCAATCTTCCTGTTGGGCTTTTTCGATGCGATCGTTCCGCAGAATAATCATCATCATGTGCTTGCGATTGCGCTCTCGCTGTTCACGTAGGGCGCGGGCCGCCATCACTCGTTCGCGAGTCTCCTCCAGTTGGAGTTCCTCAAGCTCGCTTACGATCTTGTTTGCTTCCTCTCGATTCATTGCCATGTGAAACCTCGCATTCGTTACGGAGAAAAAATTGGGAGAACTCCCGGAGGCCCCGAGGTATCACGGGGGTTCTCCCTTCCTAGGTCGAGCGGCAACGCTTTAGGTGATTGCGCTTGACGTGTCAATGAAACGGATACGCTGAGCGCCTCCGATGTTGTGAGCGGCGTTGGGAGGAAGCACGGCGGTGTACATCGTGTTGTAGCTCGCGAACCCGCCGATCATCGCACTGGGATCGTAGCCGGTGGGCTCAGTCAACCTGCGGACCCACACGTTCATGTTCCGCCAGTTACCCTCGCCGATCTGCGTGTTCTCCTTCGCGCCGAAGCTCACGCCGATGATGCCATCGCGCCCTACAACGTAGGTGCGATATCCGGGTGTGCCTGCGGAGAAAGGCGCGTCCGTTCTCACGGTCACAAGTGTGGACTGATAGAAGGACACACCACCCCAATCGAGGATGGGAACGTTCTCGCCATCAGCAGACGGAAGTTCTTTCAGCTGCTCCGCGCCCTCTGTAGAGCGCTTGAGCACATCCGTGATGCCGTTGTTCGCGTTATCGAGGAGAAGATCGCCCACTACGAACGGATGCAAGATTCCGCCGTAGCGCCCGTTCTCCAGCGGAAGCGCGTTCACGCCCGCCAGAGATGCAACCATCGTGGTGACGTCGGATGTCAGCAACGGTGTTGCCTTCGCCGCCATCGCCACCGAGGGATCGACAACCGAAGCAGCGTCCGCCGTGTTCTGAATCACGGTATTGATGACCTGTGCGAGACGATAGGCCATCTGTGTACCGAGTTGTTCGAGAACGGGATCGAGCGCTGTCTGCAATGCGACCCGCGAGACGTTCGCGTAATCGGCGTAGTTTCCGATCGTGGCGAGCGTTGTAACCACTGCAACCGTGAGGCCCGTCTGGATCGTGCCTTCAGGTGCAGTCGTTACGGGTGGGGCCGCGAGATTGGTATACATGAAGAGCTCGAGCTTATTGCCCGCGTTCTCATCAAGCATCCGGCGCGAGGTCACTCGCACCCACGGCGTTGTGGCCTTAAGGTTCTCTACGAACACCTTGTCATACGCCGTCACTGTGGACTGCGGAAGATTGGATGTGAGGTTAGAGGCAGGAGAGACGCCTGCACCGAGCGCGTGTTGATACACGCGGCCCACGTTCCCGCCGTAGAACATCACCTGCGAACCGATCGCTGCGATGAACTCGATAGTCGGGACTAGAACTTTGCGGAAGAACGCTCTGCCATAAGCAGCAGCTTGCGTATCTGAACGCATGGGACTTACCCCCTCAAAGGGAATTGAAGTTCAATTCATTTGGGTGGAGGATTAGGCTCCGTGCGGGATTTACTTCCGCGATAGTGGCCCCGGATTAGGCGGGGCTTTTGGGTGATGCACACAACCTACTGCCGATTACCCTGTAGCGTCAACCTGTCGTTTGAACTCAGGGTCCGTTCTCAACCTGTGCATGTACTCTGCGCGGCTCATCGTCGCTATCTCTTTCGCGAGATCGGATTTGGAGATTGTCTTTGGAGCGGGCGGCTTGGGTGGCGTACCATTGGCGTCACCGTTGCGGATTCCCGAAGAAATAGAGCGTATATTCCGGGGTCGCGGCTGCCCTTCCGTGGGGGCAGCAGCAGCCGCGACCGTAACGGCGGGTGGACTGGCGGGGCTTGGAGGGGGAGCTTGATCCCCTTCCGGCCACATCAGTAGTTCGCCGGTTTCGAGAAGTTCGTTATAAGCCATTTCGATATTGTTCCGCGTAGGCATAAGCCCGCGCCGCGCGACCTCTGCGGCGATCTTCTCCCCGTTGGTGACGTGGGGGTAATACTCGGGATGCTCCTGCACGAAAATCTGTCCTTCGTTGAAGTAGAAGGCTTGGGCCTGTTCGTCACTCATGCCCTTTACTGCCTGTGCCACCTTTGGCGCTGCGCCGCCGAGCCTTATATCGGTGATCTCTTGCACGGCGGCTAGGCGTTTTTTTGGATCAGGATCGTCCAGCTGCGCGGAGAGACGGAAGCTCTCTTCATCGGTGAGTTCGCGGGGATTGACGGCGAGCGTCTCGCGGCCCTGATCGGGTTGCATGAGGCGGCCTATCTGCCGGTTCGCCTGCACGTTCGATTCGAGCACGGTGCGGAGTAGCTCGTTCTCTGTTCTGCCTAAGTAACGCGAGACAATCTGCCCCGCGCGATTGCGGACGACAGCCTCTAGGTTGCCGTCCGCATTCGGCTTGCCGTCGTTCAGAATTTCATAGTCCATTATAGGAATCCTCCATCTCCCCGCTGTTTGTCGCGTAGGGAGTTATGATCTCTTCGATTTCCCGTTCCTCATCACTCAGAGGCGGGGCTGTGAGTGCCGTTGCATGACCTGTGAGGAGAATGGCAATCTCCTGTTCCACCTTCGTTTGAAGGTGTTCGAAGATTTGCCATGCAGCTTTGCAGAGTTTGTGCTTTTCGAGAATCGCCGCCGTGTCTTCAGGGGCTGTATTGATGAGATTTGTTTCAAGCTCGATGACGGCCTGCTCCATCACGTCCAGCAGATCATCCCAAGCCTCGCGGTCCTGCCGCAGATGGAACAGGTTCTGCCGTGCGCGATTGGTCATCTGCGCTGTGACTCCGTACCGGCGAGTTGTCCTAATCTCTTCCATCGTTGAAAGTCTTTTGCCCCGACTCTCTCGGCCTCGGGGCCACAGCCTTCGCTATAGGAACTTATGCCTTACCCTCCGGGAGAGGAACCGTAGAACACCGATTGGTTCAACATCTTTTGGTCCTGTGCGCGCTGTGCGAAGGCCATCGCCCGTTGCATCGGCGATTCGATGATGTGTTTGTTCGCGTTATCGACACTCTTCGCAGCGATGCGGACGTGGCCCTTGAGTTCTTCCAGTTCCATATCGTCTTGGTGTTTTTTGTCCTGCATCTGTGCGTCGGACTGCGCCTTGATGACAGCCGGGTTGGACATCGCCATCTGCTGTTTCTCTTCGTCCGTCATGGGAACAACAAGATCTCGTTTATTCCTCCACTCTGACACATCGAATAGCATGTTTACAACTTCCATGACGTTGACCTTCCATCCGATCTGTCCCATCTGCTGCACGAGGGCCTGATTGCCGAAGACTTCGAGAAGGAAGGGAAGGGCCTGCGCCATGCGAGTGCGGGCCGCCAGTCTCGTTCCCGCCAGCACGTCGAACTTCAGATCCGCATTGAAAAAATCATTTAGATCGACTTGCAGATCGTCAGTGAGTTGTTCCCCGAGAATCTGCCTGATCTCTTTGACTGGCATCCGATCCTTCACCATCGTCCACAGGAACTTGATAAAGGGCAGCAGTACACCGTCAATGACACGTTCAACCGGGGCCTGAAGTCGGCCCTGCGATGCCGCCTGCAACATCGCCGCTCCTGTACCGGAGCGCCCTACGCTAGACCCCTTGCCGGGGAGAGAGCCCTGCACAGCGGCCTCATCGCTGCCTGTCTGTGCATTGGAGGTCTGATTCGATATCTGGATGGCCCGCCATGCGTCCGCAGGGACCTCGGGGATAGGCGAGAGCATGACGGCCTTGCGAACGTCCTCGGAATCGACTACGCGGATGCCGCCCAACCTGCGGCGCTGGTCCTGCGTTGGGATGTTCGCGCCTCGCGCGATCACCGTCTCAGGCTGCACAGCGAAGGCGATAAGGTCTAGGGCCGCGTTGATGGTCCCCTGATCGACTCTCTGATCGCTTCCACTGATACGGCCAACGCCTAAGCCCCATCCCGCGTTTTCGATATTCCAGAAGTTCGAAGAGAGGTACGGGATGATGGGAAGATCGTGCTTCGAGTTGCGGATGACGCACTTGCGTTGCAACACCACCCGCACCTGATCTTCGTCCCACCATTCGAGGAGTTGCATGGGCTTAAGCAGCGGGTCCTCGCTCAACACCTCGTCTTCCCGTGCGGCTTGGTAGATCGAGGGGATGTCCGTCATCGATCGCTCTACGCTGTTGGTGCTTAGAACGGCCTCGGAATCGTCCATGAACATGTGGCGAAGAACATCGTCACTTGGGATGTCATAGTCCGGGTTCTGGCGCAGCTTTTTTAGATCGTCGTAGTTTAGCCAGCGCTCCTCTACGACCTGCCCTGCCTTCCACATCTGGTTCGGCGCGTTCCATTTCGGATTGACGAACACGGTCCCGAGTTCACACTTCTGGAAGAATGGCCGGTTACGTATGACTTCTTCCTCCACCACCTCAAACTCTTCGCTCTCCGCGCTGTGAACGTCGATCGACTGCCCGCCTAGCGGAAGATCGAGCTTCGACGGCGCGGCCTTGCGGACGTAATGCCGCTTGATCTCTACGTATGTCTCCCACCCGATCTTAAAGATCACGCTGCCCTGATTCACCATGCCTTCAATGCCGTAGGCCATCTCGCTTTTGAAGTCGCAAAGTTCAAGCATGACCTCTAGCAGCGCCTTCCATGCGCGTGCAGAGTTTTGATGGACGTTTGGGCGGGGTCTAATCTCGAAGGGAGTTGGTTCAGAGAAGATTGCTTGCGTTATGGCCGGGGCGAGGGAGTTGACTTGTTTTGCTACGGTGAAGCGTGAGACGTTGGCGCGGGTGACGCTACTACCTTCGAAGAGTGCGAAGCCGCGCGGCGATTGATAGAGTACAGCGGCTTCCTGCCATTGGAGAATCCACTTGCGTTCGTTCAGCCAGTTCTTAAACGTATCGAAATCCTGCGTCACGATCGAGAGAACGGCTTCGTCCGCGTACTTCGGATTCGGCGCAAACGTGGAGGGCGTTTGCACATCAGCCGCGTACACGGGCGCGGTAGGGTTGGATTGCTCCAGCAATGCCGCCATCGCTGCGAACCTCTATAGAAACTCAGCCGGGTTCGGTGGGGTAACGACGCACCCACTCTTCCGTCACCTACGTCAACGCATTCGTGGCCCTCTGCGCTATTAGGGCGCATCATACCCCGGCCTTATGAAGATTGCAAAGGGGTTGTTAGGGGGTTGTTACCGGGGATTTCGCCAAACTTTCGTTTAGACTAAACAAAGCTATTGCGCTCTTTCTGTGTGGTTTGCGCCGAAGGACGAGCATCAGCCCTCTCCGTGGAGTCGCCTTTGGCGGCAATCCCAACGGAAAAGGCCCGATGCTTAGAACATCGGGCCAATCCGGGAAAGGTGGCAATCATGGTTCGTTTCCGAATCAGGATTGACCTTCGCGTAACAGCAAAGCTAGTGTGGCTCCTGCTGTTGTGTATCCTACACAATTGCTAGAGATCATACTAGCAAAACAGCCCCGGCGAAAGCCGGGGCTTTCTCATAGGGGCTTTATGGCGAATAACACGATCTCCGCAATCCTTACCCTCGTTGTCATGCTTGCTATCGTTCTCTCGCTTGTGAAGATTTCATTTAGCGCTGCTCTTAGAGACGATGATGAAGATCGCGAGGAGAGCGATCCTAATGTCATCATTTTTTCGCTTCCGGTTCCGGTTCCGAAGTGGGTTCGGCGGCATTTTTCGAAGAAATAGGACACCGGCATGAGCACAGATCGCCGGGTTCGATCGGCTTCAGCTTAGAGAACTTCCGCTGCATGGAGACGAGCATTTTTTCGGGATATACGATCGCGGGCGCGTCCATGCTATTGAAGTAGGCTTCCGATGAAAAGCTTATCGCTATAGCGCTGCATCGCCGCCTTGTCTTTGTTGGCGCATTCCCAACAAACCTGTTCGCCCTTCGGTCCAGCGGGACGACATTCTTCTACTTTCCCGCATAATTCGCAGGGGCGGTCATCTTCACCTTCGATAAGGACAACATTGCCGATACGTCTCGTCATGATGGCGCGATTATAGCCTTCAGTATTCCAGACCCGGAATAGTGATCTCCAGACCCGAAGATGTAACCGTTTGATCTTCCACGCCGGGTTCCTCGTACACAACCGCCTCGGGCTCCGGTTCGACAGGCGCATACTGCCCTTTGCCGTAGAGCATGTTATAGCGATCGCGTTCCATCATCTGTTTCCATGCGCTTGTGTCCTCCGTCTCCTCATCATTGGTGAGGATCACGGGAAGGTTGTCAGCGCACCGGCTCACCACATCGGGGATGGCTGTCTCATCGATCATTCCGTACTGCGTGAACTGCGTCATCAGCGGCTTCATCTCTTTGAGGTTCGCGGAGAAGACGATGCGCTGCGTAGATAACAGGGTTTCGAGCGAGCGGATGCGCGTGTCGCGTTCGCCCATGTCCATCTCAAAGGGCGTCCATGTGATCGCCACGTCCCACCCGGTTGTGAGGCAGTAGTTCTCGATCGCGGGCTGCATGATGCGAGCGCCGGGAGTGTCCTCCACGCTCACGCGGTGCTTCCCGTGCTTCCGTGCTAGGTTGTGAACGAGAGTCGCGAGGACCGAGGGCTTATGGACGCCGTAGAGAACATCGATGATGTAACACCGGCCAGCGTGTATGAGACATACGCTTGCAGCAGCTGCCTGCCATTTGTGAGTCCGGCAGGGAAAACGCCAGTGGATATAGATGGTTCCTTCCATTGGCATTTCGTTATCATCCCGCATCGCTGCGAGAACCTGTTCAGCGCCGAAAACAACTTCGTTCGCCCCGTATTCATCGAGCATGTACTGCGTGGCAAAGCTCTCGAACCCACTCTCGTATTCTTCACGGAGGTACTCGTAGCTCAGGATCGAGGGGAACAGGAGTTCGACATCTTCCTCATCGGGGAATCCGTTCGCGTCAAGACGTTCGCCGCTTTTGAGGCGAAGGGCTGGCTTTATGACGCGCCGGTAAGTTCCGGGGCGGGAGGTGAGGAGTTCATCGGTGTAGACATCACCGGCTCCGTAGATCGTGCCAACCTTATGTTCCAGTCCGAAGGGCAAAAGAACCTTGCGGCTGAGCTTGTACTGTGTGGTGATGCGTTTCCGGGACTCATAATTTTTCGAGTTGCGGTTCGTAGATACGTCATCCACCACAAGCATGTTCGGGTGCCACCCGCTTGTGGATGATTCGACAGACGAGCCCCATATTGCCGGTTCTACGATCTCCGGTTCCTTCTGCCTGATCGCCGTGGTGAACTCGCCGCCTGCGGATTGCTTCTCTACGCAAAGCTCCGGGAACAGCGCTTGGAAGAGTGTGGGCGGGCGCAGCGGGTGTTTGAGGAAGAACGATGCCACCTGATCGACAAAGGCGAATGCGAGGTCCTTCGCTCCGCACATAATCATGATCGCGATGGTCGCGGGCCAGATGGTGAGCATTCGGACGCAGTTCGCCATGCTGATCGTTGATTTGTACACGCCGCGCGGGAGGAGAAGGGAACCGCGCCGCTTGCGCCCGAGGTGCTGTTGATCGATCGGGAGCGAGGGGTCAACGTCAGAGAAGAACGCGATGGCCTCCCGGTGTATCTCCTCGTCCACCCTGCACCACCCGAGAATCCAACAGGCCGCGAGTAGGTTGTTCTGGAAGACGCGCCTTCCCGCCTCGCGTACCTCGGGGTCCTCTTGTACTAGCAGGGTGAGTTCAGCCCGCCACGCGCGGTTGTCGTAGTTCTCCTGCGTGGTGTCCCGGAGTAAGCGCCAGTTGAACCGGGCGCTCATGCGCCCTGCTCCGTCTCCTCGCTCGGATCTGGCATGTGTTCCGCGAAGTGGTTGGCAAGCTCCGCGAGGTTTTTTATGGTGTAGTCGCGATCGGGCTTCTGCCCATCGTTGGGCATATTGCCATCGTCATCGCGCATATCGTGTCTGACGATGATGCCGCCGTTGTGCGACCGGCGAACGTGCATCTCATGCGTCTTTAGTTTCTTCCCTAGACTGCCTAGCGCCTGCGCTACCCCTTCCATCGTCCAACTCCAACTCCGGGGCTGTGTTCAGGATTGCCCCATCATACGGGCAATGCTGGAAGTGGCGGTTTGTGGAGTATCCGCATGTCAGGCACTTTAACCACGGCCCGATCTCTTCTATGCGGGTATGCACCATGACATCACTACCGTGCTTCTCGAAGCGGAACCATTTGCGATGGTCCGGGTCAACGATCATGCGGAGGAGATCAGCTATCCACACGAAGGGAACCTCCACCTCGCCCACCCTCACGCCTAGCGGAGTGAGTATGAACGGGAGGTCCGGTTTCTTCGGCAACTGATCGGCTCTTAGGGGCATGGTTAGTTGTTCATGACTTCAATTTAGGTTCAGTGGCCGCGCTGTGGCAAGCGCTGATTGCGGCCTTTGCGAGTTCATCGCTGATATTGTCACCCTGTACGAAGATCACGCATGTTATCTCGGGTGCTCGCTGGAACTGCGGGGAGGCAATACGGAGATGTTGCCCACACCCGCAGAGAGCGAGCAAGGCCACGGTGAGGGGGAGGGGTTTCACCGGGCACCTACGAGGACAAGTTGATAGAGAATCCAGATCGCGGCGAGGAGATAGACGATCAGGGAGAGGAGGTAGCGGGCTTTTTCGGCGGTAACGAGTTCGATGAGGGGTTTGAGGATGAACGCGACGAAGAGGATGACGATGATGATGAGCATGGAGCCTCCGAGTCAAACGAGCGTCGTAACGCTTGATGCGGTACAACGGCCTCGTATCCGTCAGACAGGAAGCGAATCGCGACCATTGAACCGCATAGCCCTAGCTGCTGGCATTTTTGACCCTTCCGCCCCCGGAGTCGATCGCCTCTGAGAACGTACACAGGCTTTGGGCGTTGTGGGGATTTGGATTTAGGCCATCGTCCCTTCCCGCCGCCTGTGAGCATATCACCTGTCGTTTTCTTCGTCACTGTGGCCGTCTATTGTTGTCGAGAGCTTGCTTTTGTCGCGCTGCTCGATCACGCATTGCGATTCGGGTGATAGCCATATCCGGGTGCTGCATCCCTCGCAACTGACCGCGAGGGATTTCGGAACCGAAAGTGTTGGTCCACCCACTATCGCGACCTCGTTCGCCACCCCTGTAGCGAAGCGCTGGCTAGTGCTTAGGACAGGCGCAGCAGCTGCCCATTCATCGTGTTCGCTCATGGCGTGACCTTGGGCTCCCGTCCGAATACCACGCGGGAGAGATCGAGGAATGTTTGCGCGAGGTCCCGTTCTCCTTCCTTCATCGCCGCGCCACAGGCGTATCCCGCCATGAAGACTAGCCGTTCGCGAACGTCTTCGGTCATCTCAATCCTCGTCGTCATCGTCTCCATCGTCCTCATCGTCATCGTCGTCATCCTCCGCGTCGTCATCGTCGCCTAGATCCTCCGCATTGCAGCTGAACGAGTCAAGGTCTTCGAGGAACTTGTCTTTTGCCTCTTCCTCGGTGTCGGCTTCCACGATCGCCTCCGTGTCAATCGATATTTTCCATGTTCTTGTCATATACTCCACCCCTCCAAAACGGTTCTATCCAAAGTGTCCGGCGCAGTGTTCGCCCTTCGCCGTAGGGCTGCTCGCGCCAGAACCCCGTTACCCAATGGCCACGCGGCGAGGAGTGGTGTCCCGGCTCTTGCTTCGTCTCGTAGACGCGCCGCAGCTTATAGCTGCGACCGATGATATGCGGCGTCCAGTATTCGACCGGCATATCCCGCTTCTTATGTACCCGCTTCAGCATGGCCCCCATCTCCACCATCTGCGGCTTTGAGGCCATGAACAGAAGGATGTTGAACAGCAGTTCGACAGCCCGAATCATCACCTCCGAGTCATCGTTATCCATTCCCGGAAAGCGCCCCGAGCTTGCATGGTGTTTTGTCATCTTCGCGCCGATCGATCCTCTCACGTCACGCGGGTCAACTATGCCCACTGTCGGATCGAGCGTCCAATGTAGCGTAAAACCTTCGGTCAGGCGCTTGGTGGGCTGGCGTTACTCGCCATCTTCGCTATCCTCCGTCTCCGGTTCTTCGGCCTCGATCTCTACGGGGCCGCCATTCGCTGCGGCCTGTTCGCGAACCCACTTCTTCCACTGTTTGAAGCTCGCCCGTTCTTCCGGGGTTGACGGCCTTGCACAATACCTACATTTCTTAAGGTCGAGGAGTCTCCGTAGCGCGTTGGACCGCTGCTTCGCATGTTCCTTAGTGCAGGTGATCGCTCGGACTCGCGTTCTCGCTTCAGAAAGCTTGTCTCCGCACACGATACAAAAAACGTCTGTTGAATATGCTGATCTCATAGCCTCTCTACCGTATAAACCGTTCTTGGGTTGCGTGGGTCACTACGCTCATCCTTGTGGGGAACGATGTGAAAATCCACATGTGTATCGCTGTGAATGACTCCGCACTTGACGATGGAATCTAGTACGGCTTTCGAAAAGTTGTCAGCGTCCCCGCGCATCTTCGGGCCATAGTAAACGTGTATTTCGACGCGGTACTTTGCGTTGCGCCGCTGGCTTGGTAATTCGGGAATCACCGTTCTATTGCGGGCGAAGATTGCCACTGCGAACTCAAACGCCTTTACCTCGGGGGTTAGCTTCTTCCCTCGGTGAACGCTCCCATCTCTCCCTTTATAAAAACAGTCCTTGGTCCTATGGTTTACCGAGGGTGGAAAAAGGGGAACTTCGAAGATCACTTGTTTTTCAGGTAGATTGATACTCCCAGAGCGCGGCTCTGAGATTCTGTTTGCCCTCGTTCGGTCATCAAGCATAAGCGGCTCCTAAGACAGATTCGACGGTTCCCAGAAACGGGGCTACCAATAGACCCGAACGCAAGCCCTCTGAGTCTTGCGCTACTCCACCAATAGGCATCACTCTCTGTGCGAGGGTGAACGCCGCGTTAGCGTCTCGGTGGTCGTTGTGTCCACAGCGCGAGCAGCGGTAGAACTTTCCCGCTGGCTTGGTGAGCGAGTGACACCGGGAGCACTCCTGTGAGGAGTAGGCCGGATTGACCTCGAACACCTGTACGCCTAGCAAAGCGGCTTTGTAGTGGATGAACTGGAGAAGCTGGTAAAACGACCACTGCGAACGTTCCACGTAGGAACGAATCTTTGAGGTCTTCGACCGAACATTTTCCAGAGATTCCACCACAATAGCTCGACGATGGGTTGCGGCGTAATTGACTATCGCTTTGGACACGAGATGATTTTCGTGCTTCGTTCTACGCGATTGCTTGCGCCTGATTCGCGCCAGCAATCGCTTCTTCCCCTGTTGTTGCAGGTTGGATTTTCTTTGTCTCCACACCTTTTTAGTGGGTGCAGGATTGAAGCCGAGATGCAGAACTCTGCCTGTCTGCGGGTCGGCAAGAGTGGCCACATGGCCAACGGAATTGCGGTCAACACCAACCATTCCGGTTGGCTCGAACATCGGCTGTGTGAGGGTTCTGTAAGAGAGTGAGCAGTACCAGACACCCTCACGGTGAAACAATTCCACCGATACATTGCGTCTCCCCTGTTCGTCTGCAATAGGAGTGCGCGGGAAAAAGACCGGTAGAATCTGCTTGCCAAAAATTGCGGGGATGCGAACGCCATCACCCTCCAACTTTACTTGCCGCTCTTTGTCACCACAGACGGGAAGGATGGGGTTCGACACCTTGCGGCACTTGTAATTGCGCTGATATTTTGCAATCAGACTTTTTGAGATGACGCAAGGGAGTTCGGGATAGTGGCGGCTACTAGAATCAGTCCGGTTGCGGAGCATCCGGTCAATAGCGGGGAGAGCAAGACTCAGGAGAGTGTTGAGCCTCGGCGCAAGCGTATCGGGAACCTTGACTTTGACCGTGCAAGCCACTGTGTTTACCACTTGGCGGTACACGTTATTTTCTGTACTAAGTTTCGGCGTCATACCCTCACTTCGGAGAAGAGAGACTTCGTGGAGTCTACCATGCGTCGGCTTGCGGCTGACCGTGGCGCGGAGATTATCGAGTGGAATGGTGAAGGCGACCACATCCACTTCCTTTTGCGCTATCCTCCCACGCTCGTATTGACCGACCTCGTGCGAGTCCTTAAGAGTGGTAGCGCATCGGCCACGCTCGATAAGTTCGGTTCTGTCTACTATGGAAAACATGCTCGTACCTTTTGGTCTAGCGGTTACTTCCTTTGCTCCGTGGGTGGAGCAACCCTCGAAATTCTCAAACAGTACATCGAAAACCAAGGCCGCTGACCCACCGTGCTACGGAGGGATTGCGCGGCTAATTTTGTTCATCGCGTCTGGATCATTGCTTCAGGATGTTTAGCTTTGAAGTCGTTGATT